ATGTGTCAATCGCAGTAGGGAAACCGAAGTTAAACCCTCTTAGCTCTCCATCTTTAGATGAAGTCATGTTAGTTGCTTCAAGGGTCAGGGGTAAGTTACCAGCAACTTTAGCAAAGCCTCTCTGAGTGGTCTGATTTTCACCAACACCAGCGAAACCGCCTCTTGCATTAGGGTGAGAGTTCACAGAGTTTGTCATTAGGTCAACAGCAGTTGGTATTGTGAATGTCATGCTGTCTCCTAAATTGTTATTGTCTGTGCCTTTGTTGCCACTAGGCCACCTAGCGTAGTTCCATTAAAGGTCTGGAAGTATCTATCAGAGCCACCAGCAGCAATATACCTGAACAGGGTTAGAGTGTCATTGTTATATAAGTAGTTGTACACAAAGCCTCCGAGAAGAGGAGTGTTTAGCGTAGGGATGCTAGAGAAGGATGTCGTGAGGGTAATCCAGTTGTTAAGAGTGCCTCCAGCAGAAATAAACCCAGTGTTGAACTCCTTGCCCCAAGGTCCGAGTATGATGAGTTCACCAGCATCGCTAGTCTTAGTCCCCTTGATACCAAAGGTTCCTACAGGAGCGCCCGTGATAGTGTTGTTCAGGGTTGTACCTTCTCTTGTAATACTAACCTTACCAGCAATGTCTAGGTCACCGTCATCATAAGTTATGACTAACATATTCTCGCTATTAACGGATATGTTCTTTACGCCCTTACCTTTGTCTCCAGTATCACCTTTAGGCCCTTGTTGACCCTGAAGTCCATCCTGACCGTTTACTCCGTCAGAACCAACTGTTCCGATCTTGCCTTGCTTCCCACGTCTACCGTCGAAACCATCTGCTCCGTCTAGGCCATCTTGTCCAGTAGCTCCTGTAAGGCCATCTACAGCGTCCTTACCGTCTTTTCCTGATACACCCTGCTTACCTACGTCTCCACGCTCTCCAGAGGCTCCTGTGAGGCCCTGTGAGCCATCCTTGCCATCTACCCCATCAACTACCATAGGAATAGCTTTGTCGAGCAGAACCTTAAATAGTGCTAAGTCAGTAGGCTTCATGTCAGCTTCCTTTTAGTACCTTTAAGGTTTCTTCGAGGATTTCTTCCTCTAGCTTCTGGGTGGGTGTCGGCTCATCTACAACAACCTCTGGTTCCTCTGGTTCTGGAACTACTAAGTCTGCATCGTAGTCTAATTCAGCAATATCCATGAGGTCACTAATTACCTCTGGGTGTTGCGACACATCAATGCCAGCGCCGTTCAGGTTCCGTAGGAATGAGGATACTTCACGAAGATCATGCGGAGCGACATCACCAGCTTCGATAGTTGGCATGTACTTATAGTCTAGGCCGTTCAACTGCCACAGACGTTCTACTAGCTGCTTGTTAAGCACATCAACAATAGCTTGGATGTAACTCTCTAGGGCGCGTAGGAATAAGTCAGTCTTAGACTTAGATAAGGCGTAGGAGCCTCCTGATGTACCAAGCAGTAGGAACTCAGAAAGTACACTACGAGCTATGTCGTGCTGGTATCTAGTTACCACTGGGTTGATGTCTATGTTGCGCTTACCTGACGCTGACATTAACTCTATGTCAACCAGACGGTGGTTCGTTGGTGAGCCATCTTTATCTGGGTACGTGTCTGATGGCAGGATAATGTAACCCTGCTCGTTGAACTTAACGTCACGAAGGATTTGCTGTAGGTTCCCAACGAACTGAGACTGACCAGCAGAGGCTTCACCTGACAGATACTCAGCAGGGATACGAGCAACTGGAATACCAGCTAGTTCTCTCTCAATGGCTATCGCTTCAATAGACTGTACGTTATTAAGGTAGGTGTAGCTAGTGTAAGCGTTACGTAGAATGGAACGACCGCTTGCATCACCGTTGAGTGTAGTAGTTCTATAATATAGGGATTTATTAGTGGGTATATAATGTTTGCCATTTATGAATCCTACTGACTGCTCAATTCCTAGTACATCACCAGTTACAGGCTCAACATTAAACTTGTTGATAGTCCAAGGCGCTCTAGCAGCTATCTTGCGTACACCTAAGCGTCCGTCTGTGTATTTACTGTGTTTCTTAGGGCTTCTCTCAGTTGGGCCTACACGCCGCTTGTATATGACCTCAAACCAAGCAAAGCCATACGACAAATAAGATAATGCTTCAGCTACGTGATCGTCGAGCGTCTCATCCATGTCATTCAGTACAGACTCAACAAAGAAGGCTTCATCCTTAGCTTGTTGGCTATCGTCTGCTGGCTTTACCTTCATCTCTACGTCACGAAGTATCTGCTCCACTGCGTACATCACAGCACCAATAGTGGCATCGTTGTCTCGCATCTGACGATACGTCTTGATAGCCCTCTGACCTTTAAGCTCTGGTAAGAACTCATCAGCCCTGATCTGGCCTGACTTGGTGTTATCGCCTGCGATACCCATTACTTGTTGGGCCTTAGCTTGAGAGAGCTTCTTCATTGGACTGAGCCTTTATTTAGATAAGCCCTTAGCACTTGAGTAAGCGAGGGTCAATTTTGGTTTAGCGTAGCCATTTAAAGAAAGGTCTGTAATTGCCCATACCATTGCGTCAAGGCGGTCAGGAGAGCCAATTCGACCTAATGGCTCCCACGTTCTGAGTTGAGTCTCTAGTTCACCTAAGTTAGCACCATCAGGAGGATTAGAGACGTGCTTTACTAGCCCTCTCTCATACAACGCTGATACTGGCTCTGCTCTAGCGTACTTCCCACGAGAGGCTCTTACAGCCTTGTAGGATACGCTTGCATCTTCTCCGTGAACTGTAGTCCTAACCATGTCTCCACCCTGATTGACCTCAGCTACGATACGGTCAGCTAGATAGTGATGATATAGTTTAACAGCCTTAGCTGCCCATCCTTGTGGTGATAGTTTGTCTGTGTAGTCTCCGAGTATATAAGCAACTCCGTCTGCATCTATTCCTGCTACTACTATACCAGTCATGTCGCTCTCAGCATTAGCTGTTACAGCAGGGTCAAGAGCAACGACAATACGGATTAGGTCTGGCAAGTCCTCATGCTTAACTGAGGCTGCATCTAGCATGTCAGTAGACCAGAGAGCGCCTTCAGCTTCTTCTAGCACTTCAGCGTAGAGTTCCTGTCTACCTATCCTAGTTCCCTCGTACTGCTCCTTAACGGCTACGAGATACGTATCAGCTAGGTTAGCAGAGTTATCGAAGGTAGAACCACTAGTGACTATAGTCTTAGGGTTCTTTAGTATCTCACGCATGAGCTTAGTAGGCTTAGGGGTTGTGGTCACGCACACTCGTGGGTGCTTGCCTAGACGTAGACAGAACTGGAGCATCTGCCACGTATCTATGTCTTTGTTCCATGCAGCTAGTTCGTCACACCATGCAGCGGAGAACTGAGGACCACGTAGACGCTCAGGCTCTTCTGCTGAGTAGAACTCAACCTTAGCCCCATTAGCCCAGCTTAGGCTTCTCTTAGTAGGAGACCACTCTGGGAAGCCCATTAGCTTACCCTTGTTGTCTTTGTCGTTCTTCCAGCACACGCTCAGGAAGCCACTCTCGCCCTTCACCATAACTCGTTCGATGTCTGAGTTAGTAGAAGCTACGCAGGCTATACGCTTATGTCCGTCCTTGACTTGCTGTCGTACCCACTCAGCGCCACAACGGGTCTTACCAAATCCACGACCAGCATTGATTAGCCAAGTGTTCCACTCTGAGGAGGATGGAGGGAACTGTGCGTCTCTACCCCAGAACGACCAATCATGTTGTAGCTCATCTACTTTAGTTGGTCCTAGCTGAGTGAACAGCTTCTTAACTTTATCTGCTGGTAACTGTCTTAGGGTGTCAGCCGTTATTCTCTTTGTCTGAGAAGGCGCAGTCTTCGATTGCTTCGGGTTCATCAGTATCAAATCCTAAGAGGTTCATAAGTTGGTCTGCTGCTGAGACATCAAGTTCGGGATCAATCTCTTGGTCAACTTCATTGACAGTAGTCTGTGGCGACCAACCTCCCTTGGCACGTAAGAAGAGTTCCTGCGATTTCCAAGTAATGCCGTCTTGTACATCTCCGTAGAGTGCTTGGTCTATTACACGTTTACCTACTGCTGCGTTGATCCTAGTTCTCTCAGCTTCCATTGCTGGTCCGTAGTGCTTGTACAGGGTAGACAGACTACGAGGTGCATCTGTCATGTGCTGGATAGATACAATGATCTGACGGATAGGAACCCCACCCTGTATCATCTCAATGACAGCCTTCTCAACGAGCTTGCTGTATGGTAGCTTCTGCAGCATGGTGACAATCTTTCTGTGAGTTAAGGAGCGTAGCTCCACTACTTAACGACAATCTAGATGATTACTTAAGAAGGTAATTTAATCTGTTTCCTCAAGTTTGGAAAGTTGAGGAAACAGAATTTACTTCAGAAGGTAATCCAGATTGTGCTTAAATAAGTTCCCCAAGTACATCAGCAGGATCACGTCTTACATATTTCAGTGCTAAGGTTCATCTTGGTTGTTCTTGGGGAGTATGTGTTATACCTGAGTTAATGCCTCGAAGTTATAACGACAATCAGTTATACAACTATGTGGTTATATAATCTTGTTGAGTAACTATAGTTATACTTAAGTTATTCTAGTAAGTTTTTGTAACTGGTTGTGGTTACCAAATCTTATGTAGTAACTTAAGTTAGTCTCTTATGTCTCTTACTTACTTATATAGGGTCCAAACGGAAATCTTATACCTAAATAATTTACCTTATTTGCAACTATTTTATACATCGTTGATATCCCACGATTCTTTTTTTGTATTATTTAGGCTTGACATTGGTCTTCATTGGTTGTAACGGGTGAGGCGTGTTATTTATGTTACACTAAAAGTATTTCTTTGTTTTGGATTAGGGTGTCGTTAAGGGGGCGTACCCGATTCGTTCGCGTATAATTTCAGGGGACCCACTAAATAAATGTCAAGGGGTTGACAAGGAAATAACCAGAGTTATTACAAATTGTAACAATACGTGATTAAATCGAGCAATATCAAAAGAATCATTGACGCGAGGATGAGAGAATCGC